TCTACACCTGCAGTTAGACCAATATTATAAACACCTATTGGTTGAAACTCATTAGGCACTGTTATTTGAATCCAAACATCTGGCTTCTTTGGTAGCTCATTACTATTATGAATCATAGGAAGCACCCAACTCCAGTCTTCTATATTATCATTAATATAACCCCAAGGAGTGGCACCCCATCTTTGACTTAATATCTTGAAGTCATACTCATCTTTTTTAGCTTCATATAAAGCTTTAAAGAAGTCTCTAGCTCTGGCACCATAGCCAGAATAAGTATCAATAGGGCAAGATACAATACACAACTGCTTCATATTAGTATATTAATTTATGTACGATTTTGTTTTTAGGTAACTTTTCTATCTTGAGTAGTTCGAACTTCTTTCTAGGTTTAAACTTAGCAAATGTTTCTTCTACTGATGCTATAACATTATCGCACATATGTTTTGCGCTCATCATAGATTCTTTAGATAGTACCCAATCACGACCTAACATACCACGGCGCTGTCTTTCTTCTACTGACATGTTATAAACTTCTTCAAGCTTCTTAGAAGCGTCAATGTAACTACAACGATCATCTATGATGTAAGGTGTAGGTATTGATCCAACTATGCTCTGATTTGTTGGGAATAAAGGTATAGCCCACTCACCACATTCTTTATATGTACCATAATGATTAGAACAGAAGTTCTCATCAAAATCGATCCATTCACCTTTATCATCTACAAACCTCATTTGATCTTGCATACCTCCTGTTACATTTGCCATGATCATCTTACCACACATCATACCTTCAGTTAAACTAAGACCCCAGCCTTCATTAGATGACATTAGAACAACAAGGTCTGACATATTATAAAGTAGGTTAACCTCTTCAGAAGGTACACGTGAATCAGAGAAGTATACCTTTTGATATTCTGGGTCACACAACAAATCAATCACAGCTTCAAGGTCTGTACCATTCTCATCTTGCCTTTGTGTATGAAGTACTAGTGCACATTTAGCCGCCTTTTCTTTTCCTATCTTATCACAGAATAGCGCATAAGCTGCAATAGTGTCTGCTGTACATTTACGTCTAATGTTTCTTGAGTTATAGAATACAACAAACTCAGGGTTAAAGTCACCTAAGATCTGCTTCTTCTTTGCTTCCAACTTCTCATTCTCAGTCTTCATGAACTCAGTAATAGGAAAGAAGATCTTTTCATTGATACCATGAGGCACATAGTTAATAATCTTGTCTTTAGCTTTATCACCAAGTACAAGTCTATTAATGTTCTGTGTTTGTTTAGATATTGCCATCAACGTATCACAAGACTCATAATAAGACTTATTGTATAATGGTGCAGGCATATCGTCCCAAATATTCAAATAGATCATTGGCACTTTCTTACGTACTTCATTCTCCATCTGGAACAACCAGATCCAATATCTAGGATCAGTAAAGAACATGATAGCATCTGGCTTTTCTAAGTCCATCAACTGCCTAATTAGTTCTACTGAACCATAGCCTGATATAGGATACATGTAGACACTTGCATCAGGAATTCCAGCAACACGGCCAGTATCTTGTGAAATGTCTAAACGTTTACCTTGATCTGGGTGATTAATAGCGGCTCCTAAATTTACCCAATTGTATTTGTGGGACGTGCCTACTACAATTTCACGAGCCATTGTAGAGATACCTGAAGTCATACGTATGTCGTCACATAAGAACAGGATTTTCTTTCTCTGTTCTTTAGGAATGTAACCTTCTTTCATTTACAACTTATTTTATTGATTCAATTAAAGTAGATCCTGTGTAGTATGTGTTATACTGTTCGTGAATAGACTGTCTAAAGCCAGAGTCAGTTAGATACATGAACATAGCTCTTTCAACTATGTCTTGTAAACTCATCTTTGTTTTTACTGATGTAACCTTGAAGTCTTCGTACAAAGTCTGTGGGATCTTAACAGACGTTATAACTCTTTTTGCTTTGCTTATCATATTCCTTTTCTAATAAATATATCAGAATATACAAATAAATACGTAAATAAAAAAATATTTTTAGGCCTTTTTATCACAAAGTTCTGGCTTATTGGTATAAGGACAGAATTTGCAACTGTTTAAATTCTTTGGGTATAATCTATCTTTTTTGTACTTGGCATCAACTGTAAAGCATTCTCTGATGAATGTAGATAAGTCTTTGAAAGCGTCTTCTACTTTCTTCTTGCCATTTGATGGTACAAACTCTTGTACTCTGTAGATCGGGTAGTCTGGACTCTGATACACTTTTCTCTTTACTATAAAGAACTTAACGTCTATCTTGTCTTCAGATACATTCATGACTTTTGAATAGAACCTCTTGTACAACAATATTTGATTGATTTTAGTCTGGTCTTTCTTTTCATAGTCTGACCAACCTTTTGTACTGGTTTTGATGTCGTAGATGGTGTAGGATTCAGTGTTTTTTTCATAGATAATAAAGTCAATTGAACCATTCATGAATACGTTTGGTATGTCTTCTAGAACTGGTTGTAAGATAGGGATCTCGATCCCTACTAACTCGGTGTTACGAATAGAAAAATACTTCTTCCTATTCTTCTTTAACCAATCAAGAGTAGACTGTCCGTCAGCCAAAAATTCTTTCAGCTCTTCTTTAGTAGTGAAGTGTTCGTTGTTATTCTCTTGTAAGCTTAGTTTGTAGTTCTCAACTAATCTGTCTTCTAATATTCTATTCAGGTCTAGATCGTCAGCAGCTTTTCCAGACACATCATACATAGTTTGTAAGTAGGTCTGAATAGTTTCATGCATTGCTGTACCATAGACTAAATAGATAGAAGGCTTGAAGCTAGACTCTTTCTTGATATAAGTTAAGTACCATTGATATTGGCACTGCTTATATATAGAATACTGAGAATAGCTTACCGCTTTTTGGTAAGCGTAGTTGATGTCTAATTTAGGCTTAGGCATTATTTTTGTTTGCCTGAGATAATAGTCTTGATCTTTTGTAGATACAAGATAGCGTCCATGTGTTCTTCAATAGCATTTTCAATCCATTGATCTAAAGACCAGTCTTCACGGTCTAATGTAGTGCCATACTTAGCTTTACCTACATTTGATCTAGAAATAAATTTGTCTACTATTGAATCTACAATAGAATCAGCAATTGGTACTTGCCTAATTTGTTGTTTAGGAACATTTTTATGGATAGTAATTGTTCCTAGGTCTCTATTCATTGTCATTTTTCAATAACTCTTTAGGGTAAAACTCTTCATTAATGTGTCCACATTTACTACATACAAATGTAGGAATTGGTAAAATACCATCTTGTGCTTGTCCTGTTAAGAACTTACTAACTTTACGAAGCAGTAGTGCTTCTTGAAAGGTTTCACTTCCACAAGATTCACATTTAACTCCTGTAGTTTTGTCTAAAGCTACATTTAGCTTCATTCTTTGATCTTGCATGTTGTTTTATTTAAATAGGTCTTTTAACTTTTTTGCTGGCTTAACTATGTTATTGTTGTGGTCTACTTCTGGTGCACGCCATATTTCAAATACAATCCATACTACCAATATAATAGATGCTATAAATAGATATTTCATATTAAAGGTTTTTAGTGTCCCAATATAGTTGTCTTACTTTTGCTCCTAATTCTTGGTCGTTAGGTGTTGAATAGACTAACTCTTCTGAGATTGTGAATAATGTTCTACTTCTCTGTTGTGAACACATATGAGGTTCGAAACAACCTTGACCAGCTCCTTCAACATAACCAACTCTAAGATCAATGTGTGTTGACCTCTTATAAGGAGATTGTTTACCACATATTACACAACTATCATAATCATTAGTTGCTATCTCATTATGTAATGCACAACCAAGATGATCATATCCTGATAAATAGTCGTACTCAACTTCTGATGTGTCTTTGCCACAATATTGGCAAATGAATTTATTTTCCATACGATATTGTTTACAATAAGGAATAATGTTGCTACTGTTCTTTAACTTACGTTTTATTTTTTGTTAGTTAATTTGTTTTCTAATTTGTCCATACGTGAATCTACAATGGCAATAAGTGTTTGATAACGATTTTGCATATCTCCGTAGACTTTATCTTGATTATCAGATATCGTTCTATGGACAAGCTCTATTTCACGACTTAGTGTTTGTTCATTTTGTTCAACTATTTTGTTTACTTTACTTACCTTAACGAAAGCATAAACAGCAACTATTGCCGTAGCAATAACAACCACAAATGCTATCCCTAAAATGAATGATAGTGTTTCCATAATTTGTTTCTCCTTATATGTCAAAGAACAGTAGCTTGTACAGAATGAGGATTCGAACCTCCTTGCTAATTAGCAGTCAACCTTTATTGATTCTGTATAAATCAAACGACTCTACCTAATTTCCAATCGTCTTGTATTTTATCTCCTTTTTTTATTTTTTTATTTATAACTCCATTTGTTATCCACTGACTTCCAAATTGAGAATTTAAAATTCCTTTTTGCTTCATAGAGTTCGTAATTCCTATTTTCAACCTACTCTCTTCTTTATGTTTTCTACCTGTAAATGATTTATTTCCTTTAGACGCTAAAGATAATTCTAACTTTCTTTTTTTAATCCATAGTTCATCTGTTCTCCATAATATAGATTGAGTTTCATGACCATTTTTTAATGAAATAAGCATAGTTTTTTTTCCTGCTTCTAAAAAATTACGCATATGATCTTCATTGCAAAATCCACCAGAACCTCCTGGTTTTAGGTTCATACATAGTTCATCTTTTAACATTTTCTCGTTAATAAGATGTTTTTCTCTTTTAATTAACTCCTCTCTTGAATCAAAGAACTCTAGTATCTCTAATCGAAAATTTTCTTTACCATATTTTCGAATAGCTCTTCTTAATCTAGTTCCACTTCCAAGATAACCATCTTTAAGATTAGAAGTAGAGTGCATTCCTACATAATACTTACCATTCTTTAGATTGGTTGTCTTATATATAAAGTGATAAGTATGTTGCTTCCTTGGCATATCTATTGTTTATTATAAATATGTTCAAGGTACAAAAAAGTTACCCGGTGCCCTAAAAGAGACTCGAACTCTTACGCATTTCTGCATAGCATCCTAAGTGCTACATGTCTGCCAATTCCATCATCAGGGCAAGCGTTAGTCTTTTGACCTACCATAGAGGCCTACAGGTACTCTCGCATGAAGCGTGAGCGCTAACACCCCTGAACAGATAATTCGAATATAACTATTTACACTTACAAAGAACTATTGATCTTACTAGTAACTATAATTTAGTTTGATTTCGTCTTGCTTCTTCTGCGTCTTTATAGATCTTTACCCATCTTAGAAACACATCGACTGGTGCAAGAATCCAACACATAATCAATAGTGCTGTTGTTTCTAATCCAGGAGATATTCCTAAACCTCCTGTCATAACGTCTTTGTTCCATTGTCTACTCTGCATGATAACACAGTAAATAAAACAAATTAAATAATAAGTCAAAAACATAAATGTTGTTTTAAATTGATAAAATATTTTTGTGTCTTTTTATGATGTCTCTAAGTTTTTTGGCATAGCCTCTTGACTCAGAGTATTTTCTATCGATATAGCTTAAGTATTGTGATCTAGTCATCTTTCTATTTCTCATCATATATGACTGATACAAAGCATAGTCTTGAACAGAATGTATCCATGTTTCATAGACAGCGAAACCACGTTTGTTCTTATTAACAGCAACAGTCTCTCTAACATTTGGCATCATCATACCAAATAAATTGTTTGACTGTTTACAGTTCTGACTTTTGAAGTGTCCTGTTTCAAGAATGGCTTGAGCGAATGCAATTTCTGGGTACATTATGTCCATTGCCTT